AACAAAAGATGTGAACTCTCGGTATGTATCACTTGTGGCCGTACGAATACAAGTAACGTCTAAATCAACGGTAAGAGTATTCTTTACAATACTATCAATTCGCCAAAGCATATAATCGCCAACTACAGGTGCAGTACCTATAGCTGTGGTTACGGTACATAAATTGGTTTTGATAATTTGACCGGGTAAGAAAAATTCTGGACGTGTTCCAGCACTTCCAACACTGAAAGCTCCGTTACTTTGTCCAAATACATTTGACAGGTTTCCAGCAGATTTGTAATCCGCACCCATCCTAAATTTATACTGCCCACCAGCAGCAATATCTGTGTTTGGCCCTGTACTGCCATCAATACTAGCATCATTGGTAGCAATCGAAGATTCACCATGACCTACGATATACGCATATCTCTTATGAAAAGAAGGTCTGCGTTCCGTGAATTTAAATTCAGGGTCGTCAGTCGGGCGTTTCGACAATTTACTAACAAAACGGAAGTAAGGATCCTGTGGTATCTGTAATTCAGATACACGATCACCAAAATTATACTTACGTCTAAGATCACCAGTAGATAATGAAGAACCCTGTGAAGCAGCGTAACCCTCTGTATTACCAGTAAAGTCACCTAGCTGTAGTAATTCACTCATTTTAAAATCTCCTGTATGACTAGATTTTTCTAGTCTGTTAGTTCAAAGTCCACTATTCCTTTGTCTAACTCCACTAATACGTCCATGACTTTATCCGAAGCAGACCTTTGAGGCTCTACTTCTGAACCAACTGTCGCAAGAGAGGCTGGTCTATCTTGAGTTTTTTTAATCTGATTCAAGTTCTTCTGAGTTGCGGTTTCAGAGATTTTCTTTTCCCTGACCCCACGATTTTTCAGAAGATATAAATCCTCAAGTGAGATTTTCCTACCTTTAGCGTAACCCTTAAATTCTTCCCATTCTTCGTCCGACATTTCATACTTTGCTCGAAGTTCCTTTTCCTGTGTTACTTTGTTTGTTTCAGTGTCTCTCTGTGAGAGCCGTTGATTCAATCGCTGTGTCACAAGATTATCGACTGTCGCATCCAGTACTTTTGCAGAATCTGAATTTGGATCGGATACCGCTTCTTGCATATTAATCTCAAAATCAGCATCTAGATTCAGTTGTTCTGTTATGGACTTTGGAGTAAGACCTCCTCCCTCAAAATAAGATCTAACATGAGAAATTAAGTTAGGGTCTGTTTTCATTGCTTCCAGAATTGGCATATAAGGCTCTAGTTCTTTCCGTTCAGCAGCTAATTTCTTAGCTTCCGTGCTAGAGGCTGCATACCGTTTCTTCAGCGTTTCGGCATCTTCAGGGCCGGGTTTACCGGGTTGCTGGGCGGTGCCTAAATTTTTTGATTTGTCTTGTTGCTGGGTTTGTTTTGCTGCGTCAATTTCCTCTGGAGTTTGTGCTTCCAGATCACTCTTCATCAATTCAGAATCCAAGTGTGTAAAAAAAGTTTCCGCATCTTTCAAAATATCCCCTTTGCCAGCCTGAGTTTGCTTGGCTTGGGGGGTATCTTTACCAGATACGTTGCTCAAGTCTATTGCTTCACTCATTGTAAAACTCCTCCATATCTATTTATCAAATAGCATTATTCGTCAAAAATATACTGACTTTAACTAAGCACCGCAAGAACTTTATTTAGAGTCCTTAGATTTATCATCAGCTTTATTCTGGACATCCATTATAGCTTTCTCTTTTGCGTTCTCGATATCATTCTTAGCTTTCTCGACTAAGTTTGCAAGAACACCTTGAATTAGCTTTTGCTCTTTGTCCGTTTCCATTATCTTGCCCTTGATCTCTTGGTTAGCATCATCTATCTTTAATTTAATACCAGCCTGTACCAACTGCCCTTCAAGAGATTCTGACTTCTTCGTTGCTTTCTTCAATGCTTCCTAATACTGTGCCAACTGTTGTTGCATTTGTGCAGCCTGAGAATTACGTTCAGAGATAGCTTCCTTATCTGGGATATCTGTCTGAGCTAACATAGCTTGATCGTCTATTAATCCAGCTTGATACCACTTGAAGTATTCGTCTATCAATAACCATCTGTTCACTGGCATCGTTGCTCCACCCACTATTCTAACATCAAAGTTTGCAGTTTCGTAATCAAAGTATTTTCCTATTTCATCTCCCTTATCATCATATAGAGGTATGTTAATTCTTGTGGTTTTTCCTTGTTCTATGTATGGATTAGGTTGTACTAATCTAAATATTTTGTCGGCTGTATAATGAGCCTGAGAGGTCTGTTGAAAAACTCCACCTAAATGTTCAAGAGCTGGTTCAACTATTTGCCTCATCCACGCTTTAATTCGTCTTGTACCATATTCATCGTTTGCAAGTAATCCACGGTAGGTATCATGCTGAGATTTCCCACCAGCTCCCTTAGTAATACCCATCATTGAGCTTGGCATACCAGCTATGTATTCAATATCTCCTTTGCCCTCTTGTGTAATCTGATAGAAAGCATTGTTTAACTGACTTGGAAATATAGGAGTAGGCTGGTCAAATCCCTGTCGATACGCTAGTAAAGCACCGGGCGTTGCACTATCGGACTTCCATTTCTTCACATCAATAGATCCTTCAACATAAATCCATCTCATATTAGAGGCCAGATTAGCGTTATGGATCATAATTTGATGCGCTTTGTTTATCTCTTCTTGCTTCCCTTTCATTGGTGCTACTGCGGATAAGGCAAAGGGTGTTCCACTATGCATATACGGAATACCCACAATTGGATAATCTTTCTCTTCTCTCTCGAACTCCTGAAAAAATTGATCTGCATAAGATTGAATTACACTAATCCTATACTCATAAAATTTTGCAAAGTCTACAACTCTGTCGGCAATTTCATCTGACTCAATAAGGACTTTAAAATCTGCTTCAGGAATTATCATGCTCTCAGTCTCATTAATCTCTTCTCGCGCCTGAGTCCTTAACAATCCTGTCTGTTCTGTAATAGCTTCATCCATCATCTTCTGAGCCTTTTCCAATTCTAGTGCCATACGTTCAGGTAACATTTCACCAGCATTGACAGCTTCTTGTAACTGTGCTTCTTTCTCTTTATAGGTAACATCTAACTCTGCTTTTAATTCTTTAATACCAATTTCAACCCTACGATTAATCTCCGATATCTGTTCATCTGATAAGTTTTTAGTGAATGTAACATTGTAAAGAGTAATAGCGTGCTTAACATAAGTTTCAAGATATGGAAGTATAATATCATCTTCACCACCTTTTAATGGATTATAAGCCTGAGTAACATCTTCCTTTTGAATATGCTTAGAATCGGTAACTAGACGTTTTGTGATACTATTAATATCCTGGGATCCGCTTGCTTTATCAATCTTCGCCTTAAATTGAGGCATCAAATTTCTCATCTGAGTCTTAGATATGTTCTTACGAACTTGAATGAAAGCAGCATCACGGAATAAGAAGTCTCTTGACATCGGATCTACAAAGACATCAAATGGATCTATATGTTTGAAAACAACTTCACCACGGCCATTGTCTTTATTCCTATCAACATCAATAAAGAAATAACCAATACCTTTCACCAGTGAATCAAGTACTACCTGTGCATAAGTAGAATTACCATCGGATAAATTCCAACAATAGTCTGCTACATACTGATATATCTCAGCAACCTTAGCATCTGAAGGATCTACTCCCACGGCTTTCCATCTTGGCTGATTTGCTGTAACAAAATACATCATTGTTTGTATAATAGGTGTAACTCGATTGATAGTGAAGGTAGGCATACCAGCATTTTCTAATGCTGTCTTTTCTTTTGCTGTTAGTTGCTCATCTAAATAGAAATCATAACACTCTTGCATCTTATCCATCCATTGCGCCCTCTCTGCTGTAACAGCTCGGTTCCACAATTCTAATGCAAGATACGCTTTGTCCTTATTAGTCTTCCTTGCCATAACTCCTCCTATAGAGTCTTCCAGTTTTTCTCTGGTACTGCTTCCTCACCCCAATTACGGTAAGGGTCTAGCTCTTTAACACTTTCTGATCCTGAATCAACCGGATAAGCGTGCGTTAATGCATAATAAAGAGTCTCAATGGTATCATCATGTGCCATTCTAGGCCCAAATGTAAGTATTTCGGACATCAAATCAAACATATTAGACCGAATAAAGATAGATCCGGTACTAAATCTGCCCGAAAGACCACTATAAATGCGATTTATCTTGTTTTGACCGCCCGGTTTCTCTGGAATCACCGCAACATCGAACTTATTTAAACGCCTACGTTCATTATCCAACGCCTGAAAGATAGATCTGTTCATTGCTACATCTTCTACTGTAGCAGACTGAGCATGGTACTTGGAATACATATCAATTATGTAATCCACTACCCCTTTCTTGCCTAAGAGATTGCCATTAGCATCCTTAGATCCTACTGTTGGTATAGATCTATGTCGTTCATACTCTAAAACATAAGCATTGTTATTCATATCCACCGCTACTGCCATAATCACGGAGAAATCTGCTTCTTTAGTGTCGATATCTGTAGCTGGATCACAACCTATGAATACATTAACCGGTTTAGATCTGTGTCCATCCATTAAGTCGGGCATTACCAAATGGGCCTGATTTCCTTTCATCTGAAAGAATCCATCCCACTCTCTGATATCTCTCTGTTGCCAAAGAGCATCTTCATCAGACTGAACTTTCATCATATATTCTTGCCAAAACTTCTGAGGAGCATTGGAATCACGGTAAAAAACTTTCTTCTCTTCCAGTTTGCTCAATGGAAAGAATGAACTCCATAATGCTGTACCATCTTCCTGTATAGCTGTCCAAGTCTTAACTGTCCAAGCGAACTCAGTCTTAAGCTTGATAGACTTTTCATTATCTATAAGCAAATTATTAATGAAGCTATCATAATGAACCGGAGTACCGTTTACACGGAGTCTTCCAGTATGAGGCTCAAGAGCTGGGTACACAACTGCCGTTACCAAGTTATTATTCTTTGCCCTAGCATCAGGAGTTATGGTATTGGCTTCATGTTCAAAATCATCAAGTATAATCAAATCATATCGTCTATGTCTTTTAGCTCCTCCACGGATCCCTGAAACATTAGACTTTGAAATAAGTTTACATCCATTGGTTAGTTCTATATCTTCTTCAGTCCACTTCCTACCTTTCATAGATCCGAAGTAATACTTAATCAGATCATTGTATTCGAAGTGATATTTGATATAGTCCATATTGCCAACGGACAATCTATGTGTCGCGGACACCCAAGCATAAAAATGAAAATCATCAGGTTGGGCAAATGCAAAATCTTTTATAATAGAAGCCTTGGTAAGAACAGTTTTACCGTGACCTCTTGGCAAAATAATAGCTACTTGTTTAATAGACTTATCATCGATACAATCTGCTACCTCATAATGGAATGGCGGAGTTTCAGACCGCATAAAATCATCAGGTAGAAAGATCTTACCAAATGCTATTAGGTCGTTCTTAGCCAAGCGGAGAAGTTCCTCCGCCTGACTAACATCACGACTGTTAATATTAAATTCGTTCATTATTTTTTCTTCTTATTCGTATTTATTCTGACCTTATCCTTTTGTGCAGACTGGCCTGTTTTCCTTTCAGTTACGTTTTTTTTAACCGCCACCTTGAGTGAGTCGGCTTTAAGAATAGGAGTTGCTGTCTGACCTTGACTGTTCGCAAGTTCTTTATCAACTTCTATTGGTTTGTTTTCATTCTCTTGACCTAATGGTTTATCTTCTCCATGGGGTAACTTACTCCCGGATAAAAGAGGCATTGTAAATTTACGTTCACCATCTGCGGATCTCGCTACTGTTGGCCCCTCTTGAGCTGCAACATTTTCTATTATTGCTTTTTCAGCATCAGATATAACTGGCTTCTCTTCAACTTCGGGAGCAGTAGTTGTCTCTTCGATCTGCTCTGTCTGTACCCTCTCTATATCTTCCTTTTGCTCTTTAGCTAATTCAGGATGAGACAATAGCTCTTCAGCTAGTTGCTCTGCCTTTGATAAAGTAGCTACGCATCCACCCAAGAGATAAATCTCTTTAATTAAAATATGCTTTTCGCCATTAA